ATGATGCCCCGTGACGACAAGATGGGCATGATGTACGGCGGCATGGCAAAGAAGAAAAAGAAGATGGCAATGGGTGGCGAAAACAAGAAGTTCGCAGCCTTGGCACCGCCTCGCGACAAGATTACCTACGCTGATAAGATTGCAGGTGCAACGAAGAAAGCCTAGACGTATCGTCCGGACTTTTCCAAAATCTCTTCTGACATAGACTTCAAGTAACGAATCAAGCTGGCAACCTTGTACGTACCCTCGTATGAAGGCATGCCAGCTTCCATCGTTCTGATATAGTCCTCTGGGTTTACAGAGTCTACCTCTAGTTCTATGTCACCCTTGTCGTTCATCGACGCGGTGAGGTTGAACAGCAGGGCTTTAGTCTTCTTGTTCTTGCTCATTGTACGCCTTAATTACATCACTAGAGAAAAGTTTCTGCAGGTTTAGCAGGTACATGCGTGAGGCGTAGTTATCGCCGCCTGACACGCTGCGTTTGTAGTCTAGGTTGTCGATGATTGTTCGCAGGGACGGAACGTCAAAGACGAGGGTTGCAAAAGTCTTGTCACCCACACACAGGTTGTGAAACCAGTAGTCGGCTTCAGTAGCCGCGATACCGCTAGGCTTACCGTAGCACTCATATTCGATGGCAATGTTGCCCGTCTTCATCCAGAGGTCTCGTTCCGACTTGACCTCTATTTTTTTGTCTTGAAGCATGTCAGCTATGCGCTGTTCCCGCACCTTACCGTAGGCAAGGTCGAGGTCAAACTTCTTTCTGTCAGCTACGGTCGGTTCTAGACTCATCTAGCTTTTCCTTTTTCTTTTTCCATTCCTCGTAACACGGATGTTTACGAGGCGGGTCGTACTGAACCCAGCCGTCCCCTCGCTTCCATACGAGGGGACTTTCTTTTTTCTTAGGCGGCATTTAAGTCTACCACTTCACACACACCAGCCGTACAAGCAAGTTCCCGGGAACCCGAGGTGTTGTCCTCTTTCTCGTACTCTGAAAGGGCTTGCCAGTCAATCTCTAGATTACCATACACGGATTGCCATTCCAAGTAATCATCTGCCTCGATGTCTTGGTACGGAGCCTGTTGGTACGTGTGGTCGTTGTGAGGCAAGAACGAGACGCCTGACGCCACTTCGAAGTTCTCGTAGACCCACGCACCTACGTCCATCCACTCGTCTTCCTTGACCGTGATGGTTACTGACGGCTTGTGTTCACACCAGTGAATTGCGTAAACTTTCCACAGTTCGAGTTGTTGGATAGCCGTCATCTGGGTTCGCGTTACCGCACCCGCAGGGGATTGCATAGCAAATGAAAAGACTGTAGTCGAGTCCGGCTTCATCACACACGCCTCGTTGTACAAGCCCTGCTCCTTGAGGAACTGTGTCAGGGGGTCTTTGTTATCCCCGCGAACCGTACGAATGTAGTAGTCGTTGTGACGAGCGTGGATGCCACTAGCGGCGTCTACGAGTTGAGACACAGTGCCCGACGGCTTTACACAGGTGATGGCAGCCGACTGTGGGATTCCAAGCATGTTTGCATACTTGAGATTCGTATCTATAGCCACTTGACGCATCTCTTCGAGCCAGCGAGGCGAGTCTACGGGCTTTGAAAGGACGCCGTGGTCCATGATACCAGTCAAGGAAACGCCCAACAAACGTTCTTCTTCTGTGTTTGTCTTCCATACCTTCCTCAAATATTTGAAGTCAGTCATAGTTGACTGCAGGGTTCCAAGGATGGTTGCGAGGCGAACCTTGCGCTTGAGGTCTTCGAGACCATCAGACTCCCGGACAACTACTTCTGACAGGTTGCAAAACTGATAGGGACGCAGGATGATTTCGGAACAGGGGTTCGTACCCCACATGTATCCCTGTTCGCGGCGTCCGTTGCGACCGACTTGTACGTCGGCAGCTTCACGGTTGAAGATGCCACGCTCCCCCGACTTGGAGTCGTAGAGGGCAAGCCACTCACGCATAAACGTACCCATCTCAGGCTTACCCTTGTAGGCTACAGAGTTGTTCGCAAGAGCGCGTTGCCCCTCGTTCTCCCACCACGCACCAGACTTAGCGTGTGCCATCTGGTCATCGTTCAGGTTGCTCAGTGAGATGAGAGCAGAGCGACGTACGCCGCCAACCACAACAATCTCCCCAATCTTACACATCAGGTCGTGGCACTCTATCGGAAATAGACGACGCCCCTGTGCCTTCTTGAAGACTTGTACAGTAAAGTTAAACAGGTCTTCGAGGGGTTGCGGGCCTGACGCCCGACCACCCATTGTCTTGAGACGCGAACCAGCCGGACGCACCTCTGACATATCCCACGTCGGAATCTGTCCTGCGTATAGCAGCGCAATCAATTCGCGCAACGACTTGGCCCACCCGGGCTTGGAGTCACCTACTTTAATTACAGTATCCGTGTCGTGCATAGCATCACTGATAACCGGAAGCTTGTCTACACTTTCCCGTTCAACAGAGAACCCCACACCTGTGCCACACATGAGAATGTACATGCACTCGTCAAATGAGCGGGGGCTGTCCACGGGAATGTAGCTACAGTTGTAGCCGCTGATATTGTCCCGGGCCAAGGCCGGTCCGGCAGTCATCATAGCCCGCATAGACGGCATGATTTCCTGACTTAGGATTGCATCACGCAAGTCACAGATATCGTCTGATGACATGTCAAGCTGGTGCTTGCCCTTCACCTGATACACCATAAATTTCAGGTAGCGTTCGACGGTCTCATCCCAGTTCTCCCGACGCTCTTTGTCGTCGAGCCACCGTGCGTAGCGAGACTTGTGAATGAATTGTTGGTAGGGGGTAGGTAGCATATTATCCACGATTCTTCTCCTCAATAAGTTTGTTCAAGTACCACTGTGCCTTCTTTAAGTCTTCGATACCATTCTTGTAACGATACCGCCACACGTACTTCATTATGTTCCCTTGCAGGTAATATTCATATCCTTCGTCCGTAGCAGCTTGGATAGCATCTATACACTCAATACCTGCTTGATTGTAGTGCGGTGGCGAATTCACCATGTCCAGATGTTTTTGATAGTGGCCATCAAGTAGCTTCTCTTCGTCAGCAGCCCACATAACCGTGCTTTCTTCTTCCTTCATCTTCATGTAATCCTCGTGTCTCACCGGTTGTCTCCACTGCCGCCTATCGTACCAGCAACCTTACGAGACTTCAACTTGTGAATGTTCATTTCCGCTACTTGTTGCAGGGAAAAGCCTAAGTCATCGGCAAGGGTAGCACAATACCACAACACGTCGCCAATCTCTTTGGCAATCTCCCCCCGGAACCGGGCGTCGTCTTTGCCATCACGGTAAATCTTCTTAACCTTGTCAGCAACCTCACCGGCTTCACCAGCAAGACCCAAAGCCGGATATACAATCTGCATACGCTCCGGATAGATAGCAAACTCACGGGCTTGCATCTGATAGTTGTTCAAATGCCAGTTTTCTCGAATCATTGTTTGCTCCCAAAGTCTATGTGAAGAACGTTGCCTTCCTGCTCTACACGGGCTGTCCGGGCAATCTCTGAGTCCTCGTCTACGCTGTCTCCGATAGCCTTCGCAAGTTCGCGGCTCTTCAGGGCTTCGATACCCCTGTCGAATACCAAGTCCAAGTCCTCGGTCAAAACAGCTATCAAGCCCTCCTGTGCCACCCCGGCAGCGTCGATGTACTCACCGTCTGCAGCTTCGGGCACTGTAGCGTAGGCTGAAAGAGAAAAGTTCTCGTCGTCCGTAGGCTTGAGAATGATGTAATACCTACCCTCAAGAAGGGAAAGCTTTTCTAACTCTTGGTCTATTTCAGTTGTCATTTTTGCACCAATCATCTGGGATAGAGCCTTCGGCCCATTCAAATCCGTGTTTCGTAGCCCAGTCAGCATACGTGGTTCGCGACCCCTTGTAAATCTTGTTCGAGGCGCGGACGAAAACAAACCGTATATCTAGGTCTGGGTTCTGTTCCTTTACCAGCAACATCTTCACCCGGTCACCCTTGTCTAGGTGGCCCTTCGTTTCTACGTAGATGTTCTTTTCGGGAAAGTAAAAGTCGGGAGTGTAAGTGCGCGGCTTGGGTACGAACGTTACCTTGGTCTTTTCGTATTCGAACTTGTAACCCTTCTCAATCAGAGACCGGGCTATGTTAGATTCAAATTGTGAACGGAATCGGATACTTCTCATGAGCCTTGCAGCGGAAACGCTTCCTTTACTATCTGTAGCCTTTTTAGCAGATACTGTTCTACTTTTGGGGTATACTTTTTTAGACGGGACAACTCCTCGTTTAACGGAATTGTTGGGATGCAGACGGTTGCTCCCATTCTCAAGACGCTGTTTAATCGTTGCATCTCCTCTTCGATACGTATGACATCCCTAGCCTCTGTGTCCGAGACGAGATATCCGGATTCAGAATAGTTATTACGTAAGGTGATTGGAAGAGAGCGGTCGCCGTTCCGAAGCTTGACCAGCGCGGGTTCGCCGCCCTTACTTTCATGGCTGTCCACGAACACGTGAAGAAGCTGGGGATTTAACCCCAGCAACTTGAGTTCGTAACGGTCGGTGTAAATAACTGGCATGCTACAGTTCCCGCTTCACCAGCTTGGTATACCACGCCATAGGCTTCGACTTGGCCTTGGAGGGCACCTTGGGGTGATACTCTGCACCCTTCCAGCAGTTCTCCTTGAACGAGCAAAAGGTACAAGTCTTAGGCATGAGACGGTTACCTGTCTCAATCTTTTCACCCTTGACTGTGTACACTTCTGGTACAGAGGTAAACGGTACTTTGAACTTGGCATCGTTGAGGATAGCGTCGATGCGCTTGGCCGCTTCCTTGAGGTACGCTTCCCTGTCTTCGGTTTGCTCGTCAGGAGCCTCGACAAAGTCCCACTCACCACTCGACTTGTTGATGGCAATCCAGCCACCGAACGGCAACCCCTTGGACTCTGCGTAAAGGAACCCCTGCATGATGTAACCGAAGGGGTCGTCCTCTTTGATGGCGTCGTAGCCACCACGTCCCGAGAACTTGTTGTCGAACGACCACGGACTTGTAGACTTGATATCCCAAACTTTCTGGACACCATCTTGTTCGAGGATGATGTCGAGAGTCCCGTTGACCGTCGTTCCGCCGATGTTGAGGGAACACTTGTCTTGTTCGCTGATGACGTTCAATCCTGCAGCCTTCATAGTCAAGACTGCAAAGGCTTCGACTAAATCACCAATAAGAAAACGAACAATATCATTGTAAGCGACATCTTGCTTCATGCCTTTCTTTTCGAGTTGCTGCTGACACAGGGGACGGCCTAGCCCAGACATACGAATGTTGTAGCCAGACCTGCGAGTGAGTTGCTTACGGATAGCCGTCTTGCAATCCTCACCGAACTGCTCCACAAGAGAGTCGAGGCGAGAGGAGTCTATCTCCCCCCGCCCCGCCTTTTGCAAGAAGTCCTGTACTTCCAACAGTTGTAACATCCTAGCTTGCGAACCTGTCCGCAAGGTCGATGTCGTCGCTGTTCATAGCCATCTTGGATGCTTCCCGGTACTCGTTCATGATAGAGTCGTTGTGACCCTTCACAGTCTCTGCAAACTGCTTGATGAGTTCCTTATCCGTGTCGTTGATAGACACTTCCTTGACTAGGGACAGCTTGGGAGTCCAGTAAACTACACCCCCATTCTTTTGCTTGTCAGTGCCGAGTTCGATGACAGCCTTTTGCATAAGGATTTTCTTACGCGTCAGTTGCTGGTCGATGAACTCACGAACCGGGCGGAAGCCTGACCGTTTGAAGTACGCCACAAAAGGCATGTCTTCAACAGGTGCAGGAGAACCGTCGGCAAGGGTTGCATCCGGCGCACTGATGATACCGTAAATAACTTGGTTACAGTTTACAGAGCGGCTAAGAAGAACCCGTGGGTCGTCAGCAGGAAGTTGCTCCTCCTCTTGACGAGAAAGGCGACCGCACTTGTTACCACCGGCAGAGTCCGGGAACTCTCCTGAAAGGCCCGTGCGCTGCACTGACTTGCAAGAGAACTTGCCTTCTTCTTGATTCCAGACAGACCACTCGTATGTACGCATCAGGGGACGCATCTGGACCTTTTCAGCGTACACGACAGCAGAGCCGTTCCACATACGCCACGAACCTCGTTTGAGGGATAGACCGTCTTCGGTCTCGGCTTCGTAGTTGATGGTCAGGCGAGGCAGACCCATGCGAGGGCCGGAGTCTTCAGCAACCTGACCTGACATTTTCATCAGGGCTTCGTCGTCCCCTGAATCAAATGCAGTGATGAAGTTAGTCAATTCGTCGTTCATGTTTTGGATTTCTGTACCCATCATTTTCTCCGTTGGGTTTGTTTGAGGTAAAAGCATTATACTACCAACACCTCAGATAAGTCAAGCCAGTTTTTACCCATTTTTAATTCGATACCTACTGGCATGTCGTAACGAACGCCGTAGCGACGTGCGGTCTCTTCCGGGATACACAGCATACTTTTTGCCATGATGTCAATACACTGCTGTTCCTCGCCCGGATAAACGTCCATGACAATAGAGTCGTGAACCGTGTTGCATATCAAGGAACGTAAGCCACTGTTTTGTAACGACTTGTGTAAGTGAACAAGAGCCAAGGGCAGAAGGTCGGCGGTAGCGAACCCCTGCACCGGATAATTACAGATGGCCGTGCGATTAGTTGCCGTACCCCACTCAGTCCAAGTGGTTCCCGGGAAACAATACTGACGACCTGACGGCAGAGTGATGAAGCCTTTGGTCACTGCGTCACGCTGCAAGTCCTCGTGCCAGTCCGTCACCCCAGCATACTTCTCCTTGAACGCCTGATAGTATCGCTTCTGGTCGTCCGTGCCGCTAACACCACCATAGAGAGGCTTGAAGGTGTGTGCCTTGGCCTCTTGCCGGGAACACCCGATGATGCCCGCAGTGTAGTTGTGTACATCTGTCCCGGCAGCGACATCTTCTTGTATACCAACGTCACCCGCAAGGAACCCGGCAACCCGAAACTCTAGCTGCGAGTAGTCACCCTCCAAAATAGCCCCGCCTTCGAACCTGCTTTCGACAGCCTTACGAATGGCAAAGGTCGAGCCACGGGGCATGTTCTGAAAGTTTGGGTTACGAGAAGAGAGGCGACCCGTAGCCGTGACACACTGCATATACTCTGTGTGAATAAACCCGTCACGGTCCATGTTGTTCTCCATGCCCTCGACAAAGGACCGGAGATAAGTTCGAACCGCAGAGTAGCGGACGTACGCCTCTGCAAATTCACGGGCGTCACCCCGCAACATCGTCATCGTTTCCTCCAAGGTAGCCTTGTCCGTCTTGAACCCGGCAGCAGCAACATCGTACGGGTCACGAGGAACCATCTTGAAACCGGCAACTTCTGGGGTGTTTGAATAAACGACGCCAGAGCCGTCACAGGGCTTGCAGATGCGGATTGCCTTACCAAGGGTGCCGTCTTTACGAAGAGGGGCATAGCGGCCCTTCCCAGCGCAGTCTAGGCACTGTCTACCGTGGGTCTTGTATAGAAGGTTTGTTTCGTTTAAGACGTGACGTTTGAACTCGCCCCTCTTCATACGGGTTCGCCGCTTCGGCTTCTTGGTTGCGCCGCGAACCTCGTGGCCCAAGTTGAAGATGGTTGCCCAGCGTTTCTTGTCGCGCACCTCGCACGAGTAGAACAGCTTCGAGCGGTCGTCAGGACTGTCGAGGTTGATGGGTGTGTCCCCCATTGCGTTCGCGGCTAATTCTTCGAGCCGACGCTGTAGGGTGAACAACTCCTCCTCGTATTCCCTGCGAATCTCTGCAAGGGTGTCGCGGTTGATTTTGATACCGTTGCGTTCGACGGTTGCAAGAACGTCCGTGACCTCAAGCGACAGACGCAAAGTGGGCAAGAGTGCCGTGTTCTTCATTGAATAGTTCCTCAAATGTTGTGCCAAAGGCTTCGAGTTGTGCAAGTGCAACTTGCTCGGTGGCAAGGACATCAGCCCTGCCGTACGTTTCAATTATATCCCAAGGGATGTCATAAAACGTTTTACCCTCCTTGAAATACGGCGCGACAAGGTCTGTCTGCTTTTGTACTCCACTATACTTCTCTGCAAGACTAGCAAGTCCCAGAGGCCAACGACGCGCCCGCGCCAATATATATTCCGCAACCATCGTGTCATAGATATGTCCCTCGTAAGTAAATCCACAGTCTCGAATCCAAGACAGGTCGAACTTGATGTTCTGACCAACTACTACGTCCGCAAATTTCAGAGCCTTCTGAAACTTCTCAGCAGCGTCGGGTGTGGGTGGTTGCGTCGAGTGGTAGTAGCAGTCGTAGTCTACACGGCTCGTCAACCACTTATAACCTATTGAAACTAATGAGTTTCCGAAGTACGGCAGCGGCGTGGTTGCACCGTTGCGCTTCTCTGTGTGTGTAGTTTCGATGTCAAAGGTCAGTACGTTCATTAGTAGTACACCCCCCTGTGTACGTCGATGTGGCATGTTATCATACCGTGCCATCCGTTCAACTTATTTTTAGACACGCAGATGTGACGAACAGTGTTCTCCTCTTCGGAAGTGCCTGTCTTGCCGATGCCGATGATTACGTCAGCCTCGCCCGCCTTACCGGTTCGTGACCCATCTAACATCGAATAGTCAATAAATTGACGGTCGTGTGCCTCGTAACTTGCCTGACTAACTGACCACACAAGAAGCTTGTTACGCTTGGCAATCTCACGGGCAAGCACATACGTCTCCTTGAGCCGCTCGTCACCACGGTTGAACTCCCCGGCAACCCGAAACTTGTCTAGCTGGTCACAGAACATAACATCAGGTTCGTTTAGCTGTGCGTATTCGTTCAACTCCTCCATAGACGTACCTACCGAATCCATGACAGTGAGGTACGGGTCGATGTCCTCTAGGTACGTCTTGTCGAGTTCCGCGCTGGCGTTCTTCATTTCCTCGCGTGTCATTGCAAAGAACGACTGGATTATACGCATCTTGATTTTCTCGGCGGGTTCTTCGTTCGCCCAGTAAACGACCTTCTGTTTGTTCCGTATGTAGTTCGCGGCAAGGAACGCACAGAACGTTGTCTTACCTACTTCCGGTCTGGCAAACAGGATGCCAAGGTTACCCCTGTCCATTCCCGGCAACAAGTCCGAAAGCAAATCCCAGTCAAAAGGGAAGTCGGGGTCACCAACCTCTTCTTCGAGGAGTTGGGACAAACCCTTGTCGAGTTCGCTGTAGGTGGTCTTGTCGGACATACGCCCGTCCTCGACCATGTCAATCAGGGTCTTTAGTTCCCCAAAGTGTTCGGATTCACCTGTGAAGATGGCAATCGCTTTCTCGCCAATCTGGCGGGCACGGTCACGAACCCAGAAGTTCTTGACAACGTCGTACTCAAGGTCACCCGACTCAGACATGCGGTGCGGCAAGGAATCGACGACCTCGTAAATCTCCACCATAGCCGACTTGGGCATGGCAGGGTTACGGTCCGTCACGACAGCCGCCAACTGATTAGGGTGGAGATTAGTTGCGTAAGTCTTGTGTGCATACGCAACGGCATCGAAGACGGTAACGAGCCGTCCCTCGAACATGTCACGGGTCACAATGTTCTTGACCCGGTTGTAGAAGTCGTTGTCTAGGAGGTAACTAAGTACCTGTTTTTCAAGAGAGATATCGCTCAAATGTTCGTTGGCGTTCATCGTCGTTCATGTCCTTTACGTCTTTATCTAAGATAACTAAACTGGTTGGCCGGATGGCCTGTAGTCTGCGAACCAAGTCTAATGCCTTCTTTGTGGCATCCTTGTCGAGTGCAACGACGAGTCGGTCGTAGGTTCGCAGGATGGGTATGTACGAATCGGGTAGGCTCGTTCCTAACAAGGCTATTCCCGAAAGAATATTGCAAACACTGCAAGCAGAAGCACAGTCTTCAAGAATAGCAGCGATACGCCCCCCGCCGCAAATGAAAGGGTTACCTGACTTTCCATATCTCCACCACTTCGGTTTGACCGTACTGTCGAGGGACCGTCCAGCAGCATCGACAATACGGTTGTTATGTTTGATTAAGTAAGCAACCCTATTCATCCGGAAGTCGTAGCGTATGTCTGCCAAGCCATTTCGGTACGCCTCGTAAGCGTTGACCCTGCGAACGTACGCTTCTGCCTCTGGACTGCGAGACAGGGACACAAAAGTGTCCGGAACAACAAAGGGAACATCTGGGGTTGCCGGGGTTGCCTGCTTTTTGAGAAGGGGGTGACAGGGTGTGTCTTTTCGGATTCGGAAACCAGTCCGCCCGCGAACACCACAGTCGGCGTGGAAGCAATACCACAGCCGCTCCCCATTGACTTCAGAAACGCTAAAGGTATTCTTCTTGGCACACGAGGGACAGTCCATGCGGAGTTGTCCGTTCGAGGCGAGGGGTAAATCTTCAACGAAGTCTTTTATCCAACTAGTCATGACCCAAGCGATACACGATATCGAAAACCCGGTCAATACACTTTTTTGGGGTTGACAGCATTTTCCCAAACAGGTAACCTAGTAGGTATACAATCCCTATAGGGGTAACCCTGTTATGAAAAAACCTATTAAAATTAACCCTATAGCTAAATCTCTTAGGGAACCTTACTATAAGAGTAAGACGGTTCCTGACAAACGAAGACAAAAGCTAGACAAACAGGTTAAGAAGGAAACACGAGATGCCAAGACCGAACAAGATACTTGAACCGACAAAGACGTACAACCTGTTGATGACCGTGTCGCAATACGATAAACTATCCGTATACTCCCACGACATGACGAGGCGAAGCTTGGAACAGGTGTCCGTGGCTGACTTGATACGCGATGCCATAGAAGTTTACCTAGAAGTTCTGGAGGGTGAGAATGAGGAAGATTAAACTATTCAAAGACCGCAAGGGTCAAGACTTGGTCCCGGTTCTTGTGGACTCTTCTGCCGGACGGTACGAGGTGGTTGCGCCGGTTTCTTCTGTCCGTATAGGGGAGACTGAACGTAAGCTTGTCAAGTCGAAAGATTGTGTGGACTATCCCAAGTGGGTTACTTTGTTTGTTAGCAAAGACGTAAAAGAGTGCAAAAAGTGGCTTGACAAGTATCGGACAGTGGTGCTAAAGCTTTGTACACCGTATGAGGTGTCCTCGTAACCCACAAGACCGGCCCGAGGCTGGGCTTAAGTTACGTTGATTCCGGTGTAGGTTGCGTGTCGTAAGCAGCCGGAAACACATCTCGTACGGTATCCCCTACGAAGTTGGTAGGTCGTGGGGTTTCCTTTCTAAGTTGGTTCCAAATGTGAGCAGGGCTGGTCTTTTTGACTGGCCCTGTTCTTTTTTGTTTGACACGCCTTTTTCATACCTGTATGGCTAAGTAATCGAAACGCCAGCACAGGAGATTGGCACATGGAAATTACAGTGAAACAACGCCGCGAACTTTTAACGGCACACAACCACCTCAAGACGATGCTTTCATTTGCAGAAGAGTGTCACGATTTGCACCTATCAGACTTGGAAAAGATGAGCCATATCGTTCACATCTTACACAAGACGTTCAACTTCTCTCCAGACTTGGACGAAAGCGGTAACCGTCAATACTGGTCTGACTGGGTTTTCTCTGAGGATGTTGCGGAGCCGGAAGATGACTGAGAACCACGTCGAACGCTGCCACTGCTGGGAGTGCGGTGGCTACGGCAAAAAGGAATACGAGCAGGCTGTCCCGGACCACATCCGGGGCGGCGACCTTGTTGGTGTCATAGGAGAGTGCGACGGCTGCGACGGTGACGGTGAATTGTTACGCGCTAAGATTACGCAAACAACAGTGGTTCGTGCTTTCCTCACGCAGGCGAAACACGCACTAGAAGACATCGAACTTCTTGACACAGACATCGACCGCATCTATGGCAAGATAGACGACGCCATTGGCGACATGGAACGATACGAAGAAAAGGTAGGTACACGAAATGGGTAAGGTAAACGATTGGCTGATAGAGATGGAAGAAGACGCCTCGTACATGACGCGCCAAGAATTTATGGACAAGCACGGCGAGACTGTGGCCGAAGTGTACGACGAACTTCAACTCAAGTGGCAATACGACCACGCCGAACCTTCGGAGCCTGACGATGTGGGTTGAACCCAAGGACGACCCCCGCCTCGAAAGTGTGGCTGACAAATTGGCCACGCTAACGAGACAAATTGACAACGCAGACTGGGATGGCAAGCCGGTGACAAACGCGCAACGCAACGAGGCCCGACGCCTGACAAACTTGCAACGCCAAGGAATCTTGTGGGAGCCTAAGTTTTGACAAATGACAAACGGCAAACGCTGACAAAATCCAAACGAGACAAACCAACCACGCTTTCCCCGGAACACGCCTGCGACCTTTGCGGGCAATCCGCCATGACCAAGGAAGGCGACCGGCTGCGCTGCCCGCCCTGTTGGCTAAAAGAACAAGCAAACAAAATAAAACCTATTGACCGGGGCGGATATTATCCCTAACGTTTGTCCATCGTTTTCTAACGAAGGGACAAAACTTATGAAAAAACGTATTCACATAAACCAGCATGTTATCCGGGCCAACGCCAAGAACGGCACCAACGACCCGGCAATCACTGTCAAGACATATAAAAAGAACGTATACGCGCACCGGGTTGATATCGGCGGCGCGTCCACTGTTGTTTACTCACCGGACAAGCCCTTGAACTGTGGTGCCCGTGTCTGGATTGAGACCGACGCGCCGGTTCGTTTTGATGGGGGGCAGATACTGTGAAAAAACAAATTACCCTAATTGACCATGAACGCATGGTCCATAATGTTATGGCCTGCTACCGGGCTGCTGATTCCGTACAGGTTGCGGAGGGCTTGCTCTGGTATTCTGACGCACAGAAGGCGGCGCATGATATCGCGGTTAAGTATGGCATCGCGGTCTATATTGTGGTGGCTGTTATCGCGGCATTATCCCCGAACAACAAATGGTCACGCAATGTTGTCAACGCCGACGCTTTGATTGGTGCTTTCCTGCGGGGCGACGGCATCGACGCGGTGAAAGTCTCGACCTATCACGCCATGAAAAAGAAGGCTTGGGACATCTTGGCGGCGCGTCCGGACTATGACGGGGCGAAGGCTATGCTAAAGGGTCAAAAGATTACGTCCTTTTTCTGCGACATCATGGGGGAATTCAACGTGACCATCGACGGTCACGCCCGCAACATTGCCTACGATGAGCGGGTCGGATTGACTGACGACCGCACAAATATCGGGGTCCGTGAATACCGCGCTTTGCAGGCTGCATATGAAGAAGCGGCACGGCGCTTGGGCCTTATGCCTTATCAGATACAGGCAATCACTTGGCGCGTCTGGCGGGACCGCCACGGCATAACATGACAAACCGGCCACGCTAAATAGATGACAAAAAAGCCACGCTAAATTTTTGGAGTCTGCTTGTTCTATCGGGTCGCCGGGTCAGTGTGGGGGCTGGGAACGGGGCGGACATCGGGTGTCGCGAGTCGCGGGGCGGCACCCACCCATCGTTG